TTTGGAGTGGATGTTGTAATTGATTGGTTGTAAGGCGCGTTTGTGGCGCCACGAGTGTACATTAAAAGTGTTACTATGATAGCGTGAAATAAATGTGATTAATCCGCCAAGCAGACGACTCAAACTTAACTTTATTGGCATGAAGTTTCTCCTTATACCTCTTAACATATATACGTCTAGCTTGGTGGATTTAATGGCGGCACACAAAAAAAAATAAAAGATGAATGGAGTTGAAAAACTTCATTTCGTTTAAAGTTCATGTGCCGCCGAATATGTCACTGTGGCGGAAGGATTAACGCATAAGTAGCCAATGCTAAAAACGTAGGGTGTTGGAGCTTATTGAGGGATAGATAGGTGACGACTCGTTCCCGATGAGCAAGGTTTGATTCCTTGCCAGTGACTTAGAGATTGAACAGTAGCGTGAGGCAATCAGACCACTAATCTTTTTCCAGGGCTACTGTTGGGAAAAAGCAATCTTAAGCAGCATGCTAGGAGGTAGCTCCTCCAAGTTGACGTGCAGCATCGTTGGTGATGCGTCTGACTGTTAGAGTTGGAAATGAGGTCGGTTCGAATCTGGCCGCGTCAATTAATGCAACCGAGGATAGAAGTGGTACGTGGAGGATCAGCACGATGACGGTGCTATGTAGGTTGCTTAATACATAATCAAGATCGCTTCGGCGGTCTTTTTATTTTGGCCGAAAACCTACATTTTCGATGGCCGATTATTGGAGGAAAAATAATTATGGACGATGAATTAATTAGTGAAGCTAGAAAGATAGCAATTGACTTTAACGGGGGTGAACAAAAATTAAAGCCAGTTCATTTACAACACAGAATGCGAATTGGAATCAACAGAGCAACAAAGCTATATGAGCAGTTAAAGAATGAAGGCTTAGTTTAGCCGTCTCCTCGTGAGGCTGTTTTATTTTGCGCACAAAAAAAGAAGACCACTGTTTCCGCAGTGCTCCTCTTATGTAACAAGCAAGAAAAATATAGCATTTTATGCCATACATTTCAACACAAAAATAGACCACTATCGGGTAATAGTGGTCAGTAATTAAATGAAAAAGATGTTAGGGTTGTTAGCTAAGTATAACATCATAACGCTTACAAAACAATGCAAGAAGGATAAATTATTATGAGAACTTACTGGTATGTGTCGTTAAACAATAACTACCCGCTGCCGATGAAAGGACAGCATAGGCGTGTAGTCATGTCTGTTCAAATGAAGGCGAAGTATTCGATTGTAGAAATGATCAGAGAGGCAACGCCAGTAGAGATTGATTATTGCAAGCTAGTCTATTGTGGGTACGGTTATTGGAAAGACGAACATACCCAAGAGAACATCAGCAAATACATATAGAGAGGTGGTGGAGCTAGTGTGGAAAAATGGGAGTTAGCATATAAAGACCGACAACAAGGTATGAAATATAAAGAGATTGCCGAAAAGTACGGCGTATCAATCAATACTGTCAAAGCGTGGAAGTCTAGGAAATGGAACAAGCAAGATCAAGCTAGTAATCCACCGCCTAAGAAGGTTGCACACAAAAAAGAAAAAGGTTGCACACAAAAAAAGTTGCAACCTGTGATAGATAATGATGAACTGACGGAACAGCAAAAAATGTTCTGTCTTTTTTATTTACAACATTTCAATGCAACTAAAGCATATCAACAGGCGTATCAATGCGATTATAACTCAGCTAGAGCCGCCGCTCCTCGACTGTTAGCAAAAGTTAGCATCAAAGAAGAACTGCATACGTTAAAGGCTGAACTACAGCAAGATATCTTTGTTGATGTGAAAGATTTGATTACCGAATACATCAAACAGTTCTCTGCTGACATCACTGATTTTGTAGAGGTCGATTTGACCGAATATGAAGTCAGAGATAAAGCCGGAAATAAAGTTAAGACAAAAGATGGTGAACAAGTCATAGGTCGTATCAATGAAGTTTATGTCCGATCAAGTAAAGATTTTGACGGATCGCTAGTCAAAAAGATAACTCAAGGAAAAGATGGCATATCAGTTGAAATGTATGACAAGCAAAAAGCAATGAGTGAATTAATGAAGTATCTTGGCGGTGATGCGTTGAGAGAGGCTCAGTTATCTAAGTTAACTGGGAATGATGGAACTACTAATGATCAAGAAAATTGGAAAAAGGCAGTTATTGAAGCAGCGAATAAACGAGCGGTGACTGATAATGGATAAGATGATCGTACCGTTTTCGGATATTGGTTCTGCAATAGATTACTACTATGACAGACCTGTAGAGTTTTGTGAGGATTTGCTTCACTTAGAGCCTGACGATTGGCAAAGAAGTGTTCTGAATGATTTATCTGAACATCCGAAGGTATCAGTAAGATCCGGCCAAGGAGTTGGAAAGACAGCGCTTGAAGCTGGTGCAATCCTTTGGTTTTTGACGTGTAGACCCTATTCAAAAGTCATAGCTACCGCTCCTACTATGAAACAACTTTATGATGTTTTGTGGGCAGAAGTATCAAAGTGGTTGAATGATAGTTTGATAAAAAGTCTTTTGAAGTGGACGAAGACAAAAGTATCTATGGTCGGGGATGCTGAGCGATGGTTTGCTACTGCAAGGACTGCGACGAAACCTGAAAACATGCAGGGGTTTCATGAGGATCATATGTTGATCGTTGTTGATGAAGCTTCTGGTGTGTCTGATCAGATTATGGAAGCAATTCTTGGGACCCTTACAGGTTATGACAATAAATTATTGATGTGTGGGAATCCCAACAACATTGAAGGTGTTTTCTTTGACTCACACAATAAAGACCGCGATAAGTATCGTGTTCATAAGGTTTCGAGCTACGACAGCAAACGAACCAGTAAAGAAAATATTCAGATGCTTATTGATAAGTATGGGCAAGATAGTGATGTAGCGAGAGTTCGGATATTTGGAGAATTTCCAAAAGGAGCGCTTGACTCATTTATCAGCTTAGAAGTTGTTGAATTAGCAACGAGTCAACAATTGTTCAATGATTATATTGAAGATGCCGTATTTGGAGATATCGGAGTTGATGTCGCTCGTTATGGTGATGATTCAACTATAATTTTTCCAAGAATAAAGATGAAGTGTTTGCCATTCAAAAAGTATACGAAGCAAAGCACTATGAACACTACAGGTTATGTTATTGATTGTGCGAAGAAGCTAATGAAGAAATACCCTAATTTAAAAAAAATCAGGATAAAG